GCTGACGAGGTTTTGTCTCTGGGGCTTTGGTATCGGGATGCTTTGTGTTGCGTCGAGTCGAACAATCATGGGTTGACGACGATCACGATGTTGCGCCAGTTGGGGTATCCGAATCTGTTTCGGCGTCGTTCGTTGAATCAGGCGACTTCTAAGGTGTCGCAGGAGTTTGGGTGGAAGACGACTCGGACGACGAAGCCGTTGATGATTGACGATTTGTCGATGTCGTTGCGGAACGGCGAGTTGACGATCTATGACCGTCATACGATCGCGGAGTTGCGGACGTTTGTCCGCAACGAGCGGGGGTCGATGTCGGGGTCTCCTTACGATGATCGTGTGATTGCTTTGGCTTTGGCGAATCAGATGCGTAAGTACGCGTATGCCCCCGAGTTTGTGCAGAAGGTCGACGATTACTGGACTGTGGACTGGTTTGCCCGTTTGGCGCAGCGTTCTGGCGCTGTGGGTGACGATTTGAGGATTGGTGCTACGACGGTGCGTGGGACACCGTATTTATCTAAGTAGGGATTCCTACAACCCGAGAGGTGCCTTTATGGCAGTGAAGAACTTCGTGTCGTTTACTAGCGGCACGGAAACCGTTGACGGCCCGAAGGGTCAGAACAACAAGATGGAGCGTGGTGGTTCTGTCGTGTCTAACCCGATTTGGGAGCCGGCGGCTCCTAACTCGCCGAAGCAGCGGTTGAGTGACCCGAAGTACGCCGAGCAGGGTGACATGGGCCGCGTTTCGGTGCGTGACACGCCGGTCAACCAGCATGGCCTCGTCGGCAAGGTTGAGCCTGCGAAGCCGCAGCCCGACCTGAAGGGCCATAACGCAGCTCCGCACACTAAGCGTCCGTAACTGTGGCGGTTCTGCCACCTGATGCGACGTTTGATGATTTCGTTTCGTATACGGAATCTCTTCGGGGGCCTTTGGAACCTTTGGTTCTCGAAGACCTCTGGGAGTGGCGTCAGAAGCTTCTGACGTTGAACGTCGACACGAAGGCGGGTTGGCGGTCGCGGGCGTTGGGACTCGACGAGCAGCATCTGTCGAAACGCGAAGTTGACGAGAAGCGGTTCGCTGAGGCGAAGTCTCAGGGCCGCAACATTGAAAGGCTTCCCGAGAAGGCGATGTTCTGATGCCTCGTAAGACTCGCAGCGAAACTCTGGATCAGTACCGGCAGCGCATTGACCGTGCGCGTCGTTGGCGCGACCAGGAGGGTCTCGACGAGACTTGGTGGCGTCTCAACGACTTGTACCGTGGGCGGCACTGGCCTCGGTCGACGACATCGAAGAGTGATCTGATCGCAGTGAACCTGTCGTTTTCGACGGTGAATGTGATTGCCCCGTCGGTGTCGGTGAACCATCCGAAGATTGTCGTTTCGGCCAACGAGTCTGAGAACAGTGACAGGGCGGCGTTTGTGGAAGCGGTGGTGAACCACATGTGGCGTCACCACGATTTCCGCACCCCGTTCCGTAGAGCGGTGAAGGACTTTCTGATTTTCGGCCACGGCTGGATCAAGGTGGGTTGGAAGTTCGTCGAGCAGGAAATGTCGTTGTCTGACGCCGAGCAGCAGGACATGTTGGATCAGGCCATATCTGAGGTGGATGCGTTTGCTGCCGAGGCGCCGGCTTTGGCCGGCGGACTCCCCACAGATGATGAGATGGCTGCGAATGTTCCACAGACGGCGATGATGGTTGTGGAGGATCAGCCGTTCGTGGAACGGGTGTCCCCGTTCGACGTTTACGTCGACCCTGAGGCGACCTGCATGGATGACCTCACCTGGATTGCTCAGAGGATTGTCCGCCCGTTGGAGGAGGCGCAGAACGACAAACGGTACCGGCCTTCGGTGCGGAAGCAGTTGACGGCCGACGGCGGGGTGAACCCCATGTACGCCGCCCAGTATCTCAACAACAGGGAATACTTGTTCGACGAGGAGCGGGTGACGATCTGGGAGTACTACGACATTCGTTCTAACACCATGTCGGTGTGGGGGGAAACAACCGACGAGTTTCTAGTCAACCCGTTGCCGATGCCGTATGCGTATGGGCAGCCGTTTGTGATGATCCGCAACTATGACGTTCCCGACTTCTTCTACCCGATAGGCGACTTGGAAGCCATCGAGTCGTTGCAGCTCGAACTTGACAAGACTCGTTCGCAGTTGATGAACGACCGCAAACGGTATGCCCGCAAATACTTGTTCCATGAGAGGTCGTTTGGACCCGAGGGACGCGAGGCCCTCGAATCTGACGAGGATGGCCGCATGGTGCCGGTGGTGGATGAGAACAAGCCACTGTCAGAGGTGGTTGTTCCGATGCCGCAGATACCGATCTCGCCCGAAATCTATGCCTACAGCGAGATTATCGAAACAGACATCAACACTGTGTCGGGGATCTCCGAGTATGCCAGGGGTGCGATGCCTGAGATTCGTCGCACAGCGACTGAGGCGTCGATCATCGCCGATGCTCAGAATGCCAGGGCGGCCGACAAGCTCGCTACCGTCGAGTTGTCGATAGCGATGATTGGCCGGCGGATCATCCAGTTGTTGCAACAGTTTATGACTGGCGAGTCGACAGCCCGTGTGCCGAACGCCCCGAACGACTTGTTTGTGCCGTTCAGCCGCGACGACATCGTCGGCGAGTACCACTACAGCGTCGAGGCTGGTTCAACACAGCCGTTGAATGACACGATTCGCAAACAGCAGGCCGTGTCGCTGCTCAACGCTATGGCTCCGCTTGTGGGCACTGTCATCGATCCGCAGGCGTTGGCTGTTCACGTTCTCAAAACCGGTTTCGACATTAAAGATCCTGAACGGTTCCTGATGCAGCCCCAACCTGGATTGCAGCAGGGGGAGCCTACTGGCCCTCCCAGCTCTCCCGTTGGCGCTCCGCAGGAACCGACCAGGGCGCCGGCACCCCCCACGCCGCCCCCTGGGGCACCGCCAGGAGGGGCTTTCGCTCCAACTGGCGGGGTTCCTCCCGAACTGCTTATGCAGTTGAAGAACCAAATGGGACTCGAACTACCTGCGCTGTAACCCGCGATGTGGGACAGCGTGCTTTGTGTAATAGGAGCAACCGTACTGGACTCCCCAGAAGGGACATGAAGTGCCCGACGAAAATATGGAAGCAACGGAACCCGCTTCGGCGGACACCCCCGAGGTTTCATCAGAAGCAGGAACAGAACCTGTCGGCGACTACACCGTCAAGATTGACGGCGAAGAGCGGCAGGTCACCTTGAACGAGCTTCAAGACGGTTACCAGCGTCAAGCGGATTACACCCGCAAGACGCAGGAACTGGCAGAAGAACGCCAGCGTTTACAGCAAGCCGAGGCGATTGCCTCGGCCTTGGAAACCGACCCAGCAGGCACCATAGCGGCGCTTTCGTCAGCTTTCGGCGTGACAGACACCCTGCCGGCCACCGAACCGAACTATTCGGACGGGGTCGAGGAGGATCTGACGACGAAGCGGTTGGCGCAACTAGAAACCCAGGTCGCACATCAGGCGCAGGCAAGCAGACAACAGGCTTTAGAGCGCGAAGTTTACAACCTGAAGAAAAAGTACGGCGATTTCGACACGGCAGAGCTGTTTCGACATGCTTTGACGAATCGGATTCCTAATCTGGATGCTGCTTTCACGCACATGAAGTACGGGGAAGTGGCTGACACGGCTGAGAAGCTCCAGAAGGATCAGGAGATCACCGACGCGAAACGCAGCGCCACGAAGGTGGCGAGCGGAAGCGGCACCCAGGCGGGGGCCGTCGTGTCGGAGGGTGGTTCTGAGGGGAAGCCGTCGACTCTGAGGGAAGCCTTCGCTCTCGCTAAGAAGCAACACGGCACCTAACAACCCTAAAGGGGTGAGAAACTTATGGCTGGTAACAGCTCTTTTGATGAGATTCTTACCACCACGTTACGGAACTACATCCCCAAGCTGACAGATAACATCTTCAGCGCGAGGCCGTTGTTCTACGCCCTGACGAACGGTCAAACTATTCGTCGGATCAGTGGTGGTTCGCAGATCATCGTCCCGATCATTTACGGGACCAACTCAACCGCTGCTTCCTACAGTGGCACGGATACTATTGCCGTCACGGCTCAGACGGGCATCAGCGCAGCTGAATACGACTGGGGCCAGTACGCGGCCACGGTGACCATTTCGGGCATCGAGGAAGCAAAAAACAACGGTGAAGCTCAGATCATCGACCTGCTGGAAGGCAAAATCTTCCAGACGCAGGAAACCATCATCGAGAACATGAACACCATGTTCTGGGCGGATGGCACCGGTAACGGAGGCAAAGACTGGAACGGTCTAGCACTCATTGTCGGTGGAACGGGCGTGACCCTTGGTGGAATCGATCCGCTTGGCGCTGGCAACAGTTGGTGGGCGTCCACTGAAGTCAATCAGGGTGGTGCAATCACGGTAGCCAGCATGGCTACCATATATAACACCATTTCGGTTGGTAACGACCAGCCGACGATTGGCATCACCACGCAGACTTTGTACGAGAAGTACGAGGCACTATTGGAGAGCCAGATTCGGTACACAGATACCGACATGGCTGACGGCGGGTTCCAGAACCTGCTGTTCAAGGGATGCCCCGTGACCTTCGACGGTGCTGCTGCCTCTGGTCAGTTCCTGTTCCTTAACACGAAATACCTGCAACTGGTGGCTCACAGCGATGTCTGGTTCAAGCCGACACCGTTCGTGCGTCCAACCAACCAGGACGCTGTGTTCTCACAGCTTCTGTGCTACGGCCAGTTGACTTGCAGCAACCGTGCACGTCAGGGCTTCATGTACGGGGCTACCTGATCCTGATGGGACGAGGGTTCGCTTACGCATACAAGGCTGGGCAACGTCCGTATGGGCAGCCCGCTGACGGTTTCCATGACTCTTCGCCACGACCACAAACTGTGGGTTCGTCGCGGAACATTCAGCGGATGCAACCGATGGCGTCGAGCGTTCCCGAACCTGAGGTCAGCAAGTGCAGTTCTCTGACCCGCGACGGGGCGCCCTGCAAGGGGCGTCCCGTCGGGGACGGAGACTTGTGCGTCTTCCATAGGGAGTAGGCGTGGACATTTCGACCATGCGGTCGTATGTCCGCTCAGTGGTCGACATCGACTCGACGGACATTTCCGACGACGTGATGAACCGCTTCTTGGGTGAAGCCTACGACGTGATCGTCTACTCGGAGAAACGGTGGCCGTTTTTCGAAGTGGCTTCCACGTTCAGCACGGTGATCGACCAGAAGGATTACACGCTCGCCGCTGTGGGCACCAGTGTCACCAACGGGTTGCGTGAAATAGCGTCGCTGAAAACCGAGAACCATGTTCTCGAATACATCGGCCGCGACGACGGCGATGTCATCTACCCGTTGGATTCCAACACGACGGGCGAGCCGTGGTACTGGTCGTATTGGGCCGACTCGGTGCGCCTCTACCCGACACCGTCGTCAGTAAAAACCCTTTACGTCCGCGGATACGCAGACCCTGCGGCTTTCGGCGCAGGCTCTGCTGACGCTACGGAACCGTCGGACTTGCCCACACCGTTTCACATTGTGGTCGCAACATACGGTATTGCCCGTGCCTATGAGCAGCAGGAAGATCCGACAATGTC